CTGCGGTAACTGTGGTGCTGCGTAGGCAACACGGAAAAGCGTGGATGGTTTCGATTCAAGCAGGCTATCTAATTGCTCATTGCTGTAATCAGTCCAACTCCCATCTTCTAACACCTGATACACAGGCTCCTGCTCCATGCTGGCGAGCAACTGGCGGGCCATTTCTTTGGCCTCTCCGTGCTTCAGGAATCCGTCTTCTGCGATTTGCTGTAAGTGCTCTTTGGTGAATTTGGTCATGGCCTGATCTCCGTTCTGCCACCAAGAAGGCGGATTGCAATACGCTCACGCAAAGTAAGCTGACGGTGTTGGCCACGAGCATTTACGATTTCTGGCTTGCCAACTGGAGGATAATTAACCCTGACCGATTGACCATCCAGAGCGTGCGACGCCTCAAGCAGCGCCGCCTTTATATTCGCAGGGCACTCGCGCTGCACTTTTTCGCCATCTGAGATTACTTTTGCTATGCCTTGCAGTAGGCTCGCTAAATTACTGAGGTAATTATTCATATCCCAACGCCCCCTTGTTGCTGATGCCAGCGAGCCAGTTACGAATGCCGATATACTCAGCGTTTCGGAAGCCGCTTTTGACGTAGATGAACGGCAGCCTAAGGTTGTGACCGTTACACGCCAGGTAGTCTTTGCAGCCCTGTTCGGTGAAACAGCAAGTAACGAACTCATCAATTTCTTTCACTGCAATCCTGCGCCATTTTTCTGGCGGCTCGCGATAGTTTTCATGGAGCAATTCGAGGCGCATTCTTTGGCGTTCATTGGCCTCGTTCCCATCCTCATCAACCCACACGATTCGGTCATGGTCATAGTCTTCATGAGCAACAATTTCTCGCTTCTGGTAGACGCAAAACATCGGCTCTGAGGTAACGCGATTATCCTGTGTTCGAATATTTTCACTGATGACAGCGAACGAATCAGGAGCGGCCAGCGTATCCCGCTGCTTCGCCTTTTCGCGCAGCGCCACCAGTGAAACATCCAATCGTGTGGCCAGCTCCCTTACCATTTCTGCCGACGCTTTCGGCAAATAGCGTGCAGCATGGTGGGCGGCGTGAATTAACTGGACATTAGTCAGGCGCATTTGCGGATCCCCATCAGCTCGTTGAACCGGGCCATGAACAGACCGTAGGCCTGCACCGGGCGAAGCGGGATGACGGTAAACAGGTCGGTCGTTGGGATGCCGTCGAGCACTGGCCACACGGTACCGTCGTCGATATCCAGATCCCGGCGTTCGGTACCGAGCATGATCAGGTCGGCATACTTCACCGTGTCGTGCTGGTGGGCCGGTAATCCGAACTTAGCGCGGATCTCGCTATCGACATACGCCTCGATACGCTGGTAATCCGGGAGCAGGCGTTTCAGCGGCGCCGGGATGTCCTGGCAATAAGCTTCAGCAGCATCATGCAGTAGCGCTTCAAGCGCGAACTCTGCGGGAACCAGTTGGCTGACCAGCACCGAGTGCTGCGCGACGCTGTAGAACTCCGGCAGGTGGCCGGCAAAGCGGCAGATGTGGGAAAGAGCCGTGGCGATATCCTCGATCACGATATCTTCGTGATGAATATCGAGGTAGTTAATCTGCTTCCCGGACAGTGTCTGAATATATGACATTACGTGTTCTCCATTAATACGCGCTGCACCGCGCCTGATTTTTGGTTGAGCGAATCCCTCGCCTGCTGGCGATCGTTAATTTAATTTCGCTTCACTAAATGCCCCTGATGCGGGGCATTTAAGGCAACGTAATTAAGCGCTGAAAGAACCGATAAAGGTTTCCACCTGGCTGTCTTTGAACTTCTCGACCAGTAGATCACGGAACTCGTTGGCCATATCTTCCTGCTGGGCTTCCAGCTGGACAATGCGCAGCACCAGGGTAGGGCGATCGCCGCCGATGATGCTCAGCCGCAGCTTGAATGGACGCTCTGCCAGACCCTCGAACGGCACGCAGCGAAACTCGAACGCCACCGGCATGATGTCCTGCGTGCGAGCTTCAACGCTTTCCATCAGAGAACGCTTACCGCTGAAGTCCTGATCCTCATAGTCCGCTTTCTGGATGGACTCGATAGTGATTTTGCGGATCGCTGCTGCTGATTTTTTGGCGTCAATAACCTCGCCGTCGGCATCAAAGCCGGTCAAATTTTCTGCCCAGTCTTCCAGCCACTCGGCCAGTTCTTTCTGGGAGTGCCGATCGCCATTGACTGACAGCAGGGAGGCAAACGGGGCTGTCTTTTTCAGCGCCAGCTGCGCGGTGTTGTCTGCATGCCCTGGGCTTTCAATTGTGCCGAGGTTGAAGACCGCTGCGGCGCGCATATCGTCGGCGTTGATAAAGCAACGGCTACCTTCAGCAGCGTACCCAGTGGAATAGCGCGTAAAGTCTTCAATGCTGGCGGTTACCATCTTGCCGCGGAAGCGGTAGCGCTCCATGCAAAGCGATTCCAGGCTCTCAATGCGGACACCCTGCGGAACGACAGCTGCAGGGCAATCCACACTTTCAAGCTTCTCTTCAATGAAGCGGGAGAGGGTCAGATCACTAATTTTTTCGATCGCGGTACCGTCTAAAGAGTGGGACATGATTCTTCCTTAAGAAAAAGTGAAAGGGTTATTGCTGGGCGCGCAGTTTCGCGTCAGCGTCGCCGGCAAGGGTGAACAACTGGCCCTGATCTTCCTGCAGGATGGTCAGCTTGCCGCCGCGGTTCACATACATTGGGGTTTCGGTGGTGTCCTCTTCGGAAGACTTTCCACGCGGGGTAGGGCGCACATAGGAGAGCTTGTGCTTGATGTTGACGCGCTTCTCTTCGACAGAATTGCTCATGCGGTCAATTTCAAACGTCAGGGTTACTTTCCCTTTCTGGCCGTTGTTCAGCACGCCAAAAGCTACTTCACTAAGTGCGACGGCGATCTTGTTCTCGAACACCCCGCCGTCCAGTTCGCCCAGAAAATCGGGCACTTTGGTTAAACGTTCATTACTCATCGGTTTACCCTCAGAAGGCGGCTGCCACCGCCGGTTAGTTTCTCCACACAACACAGGAGAGCACCTGCGGTTAGGAAGCCGCCCGGGTGGATTGGGTTATGAGCCCGTCACCCGGTGATGCTCTCGTGTGTTGCGTAAAAAAATGCGGCATCCTCACGGGTAGAGAAAGATGCCGCCAAAGACAGCAATGCAGCTATTACAGGTCTTAGGTTGTGGTGGCGGCACTTGCATGCCGCTGTAACGCCGTTTCCCTCCAGTCCGCGTTCTGACTGTTACCCCTGCGCATTACTCATGCCGGGCTTTGATCACCACGTTATGTGTAACAATGAGAACCGTTGCACGAATTAAATGTACCTTTAGTTACTTTGGCGGTCAAGTGAGGAATGTACTTTTTGTTACCATGAAGGGCATAAAAAATGCCGGTTAGTTATCCGGCATTGAGAATTAGCAACTTAGAGGTTTTGGGTGATCTGGACGACCTTCCCAACGATTCGGCAATTACCGTCTATTGGGATGGGTTTGAATGCTGGATTCAGTGGCATCAGGTATGCGAAAGGGCTATCCCATACCAGTTTCTTTACTGTCGCTTCCGCAGAACCATCCAGGAGAGCCACTACTATCTTTCCGTACAAATCATCTAGTTGACCATAATGAGGCTCAACAATAACGATGGATCCTTCAGGGATAGAAGGTAAGCCATGGGGATTGGTCATCGACTCCCCACGAACTACCAAACCGAATACTTCATCAGAAACATTTGCCGTAGTTTGCGTCCATGTAATCACGTCAGTAAGCCTTGAACATGCGTAAGTATCAGTCCACATCCCCGCCTGTACAGCAGAGATTATAGGGACTGCTGTAGGTGGTTTTAGGAAAGGGATAACTTTGGTGTCATCAGTCTTTTCCTCACCTTTACCATAGAGTATCCATTCGGGGCTAGTTTGCAGTGCCATGGCCAGCTGGTGGAGGTTTTCACCGTCAGGCTTTGTTGTGCCATTCTCCCATTTGGTCACAGACACACGGCTAACCCCAAGCCTTTTAGCAAGAGTCTGCTGTGTTATGTCGAGTTGGACTCGTCGGGATCTGATTCGGTCTTTCATCTCTGTTTTCATGTAACCAATGTTACATATAATCCTCGTAACTGTTGTTTGCTATTTGATGTACCTTTTGTTACCTTTAAGGCGTGAATTAATCAGGAGGAGCCATGCGTAAATCAGATGTCATTGACCACTTTGGCGGTGTTTCAAAAACCGCAAGTGTTCTCGGGATCTCCCACCCGGCAGTTTGTCGATGGGGAGATGTAATTCCTCAAAAGCAGGCGTTTGTTATTGAGCGAATTACGAAGGGAAAACTCAAGTACGACGCAAGCCTTTATCAAAAGTCTACAGATTCAGCAGCTTGATATTAACCACAGAAAAATGGGGTAAGCCGTGGGTATAGAACCTGAATGGAAAGTTGATAAGCAACCAGCCTGGCTGGTGGGTGCTATCAAAAAAACGATTACTGAACTGCCTGGCGGATATGCCGAAGCAGCTGAGTGGTT